CACAGGATGTCGCGCTCGACCTTGTACTTGATGCGCCCGCCAAGGCAGGGGACCGTCGCGCCCTTGTAGCGCACCGCCTCGATGCCCGCGTCCTGAAGCTCGTACCACGACGAGCGGATCGCCGGGTGAGCCTCGCGCCACGCCACCTTCAGGGTCTCGGCGGTCTCGTCGGACACCGACAGCCCGTAGTTGGCTGCCATCTTCTGGAAGGCCCGCTTGCCGCCCTGGTAGCCCATGCTCAGTTCCATGACCTTGCCGCGCTGGCGAAGGTCTTTCGTCACCGCTTCAACCGGAACGTCGAACGCCTTGGAGTAGGCGAGCACATAAAGGTCGGTGCCGATGCCGGAATCGAAGTCGGCGAACGCCTTCACCTTCCACGCTTCGCCGGCCAGCCATGCGTTGACGCGGCCCTCGATGTTCGAGAAGTCGCCGCCGATCAGCCGCTTGCCTTTCCCGGCGACGATCGCCGAGCGCAGCGCCTTCGAGAGCACGTCGAGCGGGTTTTCGAACCACAGGCAGGCTTCGCGATAGGCGGCCGCGTCGGTCGTCTTGCTGGCGAGGATGTCGTGCAGCATCGTTATCAGCGGCACGTCGTCGTCATAGACGCGCGGGAAGTTCTGCGGCTGGATGAGCTGTCCCGACCAGCGGCCGGTCGACGCCCCGTGGTAGCGCAGCGTGCCGCGCACCCGGTCGTCGTTGCAGACACTCGCGAGCATCGCCTTGTACTTGGCGACGGAGCTCTTCGCCGTCGCGCGGCGAAGGTTGATGACCTTGAGCGCCGTGTCGTCGTCGAGCACCTCGGCGGTGATGAGCACGTCGTCGATGACGCCCTTTCCGAGCGAGGCGCACGGGATGCCGCGACCGGCCAGCCACTTGACGATGCGCGCGACCTGGCTCGGCTTCTCGACCGCGCCCTTGGTGAGCCGCTTCATCTCCTTGGCGGCGGCGGCATTGGCCGATTCCGCCAGCGCCAGCGCTCGCGTCGCGAACCGCACGTCGATCCTGACGCCGCGCGCGTTGATCTTCTGGTCGAGCAGCCACGTCCTGCGCTGGAGCGGGGTGAGCCGGGGCACCGCGGCGTCGATGCACGCTTCGGCCTCAACGTCCGTCGCGCAGTAGCGGCCGAGGCGCTCGCGCATCTCGGGGTCGTCGCGATAGGTGCCGTCGGGCTTCGGCTTGCACATGCGCAGCATCAGCCGCTTGCCTTCGTCATCCTTCTGGATGTCGAGCTTCAGCACCTTGGCGGCGGCGTCGAGCGACTGCGGCAGCGCCAGCGTGGCGCAGCGGGCCATCGTGCAGTCGCTCTGGTGGTCGTGGATCTTGACCGGAGGCGAGAGCGTCGGCCCGACCTTCGTGTTCCACCCGGTGCGGTCGAAGGCGATGTTATGGCCCGCGACCATCCCGCCTTCGCGGATATGCTCGGTCAACGGGAAGAGGTTGGTCTGGTCTCCGGTCCTCTTCCCGATCCGCCAGCGCACCACCAGCACCTCGGTTTCGGGGTGCTCGAAATACTTGTGGAGGCCCGCCGTCTTGAGGTCGACGGGGCTACGCGTTTCGATGTCGAGATGGGCGGTTTCGGGCACGGGGCATCACTCACTGAAGAGACCCTTGCCGAGCAGCCGGGCCTAGTTGTGCTTGGGGCAGAAGTATTCGTTGCGGCGGGTGTCGCTGTTGAAGCGACGCAGCCAGCCCATTTCGAGCAGGCCCCCGCATTGCATGATCTTCCGGTCGTCCACGCGGGCGCCGCACTTGTCGCAGGAAATGACAAGGCCGCGCACCGCGTGGTGATCGCGTTCATCGTGGACGACGGCGAGCGGCATCAGCTGAACAGCGCGTCTGCGTCGACATCGCCGGCATCGAGCTTCACGCCCGCGAAAGCGTCCGCGAGGTTCTCGCCGCCACCGCCGAGGTTGTCGTCATCGGCGACAATCATCACCGACTGGAGCCCGAACGACACGCCCTTGTTGACACCGACATCGTACCAGAAGGGCCGCACCGTGCAGACCGCCCACACGCCGGGATAGACGCGCGATTCGTCGGTGATGATCTGCTGGCGAAGATCGACGCACGCGGGCTTCTGCTTCTTCGCCGTGGCGATGATGTAGCGCCCACCCTCGGTGTAACCGTCGTACTTGAGCATATCGTCCTGGTCGAGAAACGGCAGCTTCACCTTGACCTTCTTGCGCGGGTCGCTGCTGAGCGCGTCGGGGCACTTCTCCTTAAGGACCGCGACGACCACTTCCTCGAGCGGCTTCAGGCTCGCGCACGTCGGGAAGAGAAGGTTGGCGCCGTAGCTCGGCTGAATGTCGGGCTTCTTCGGCACCGACATGTGGAAGATATTGGGGAAGCTCAGCCGCACCGGGCAGGTGCGGTAATTGCCATTGTCGAGCAGCACGATCGGGTTGTCCTTCACCGCCCGCTCGATCCAGTCATCAGACATCCGGGTATGAGACATCAGTTCCATCAGTTCGCTCCTTCGAAAGCGCCGAGTTGCACGGAGCCGAACTCCGCGGCGACAGGCTCGACGGCGGGCCTCTTGTCGCTCTCCGGGGCCGTGGTGAGCCCGCTGGATTCCTTGATGGTGAATTGGGTTGTGAGCGCCCTCTCGGCGTCGGCGTACCGCTCGCGCCCCGCGTAGTCCTTGAGGAGCTTCTTCGCCTCGGTGATCGTCACCAGCTTGGGCGGGCAGGCTTCCTCGCGCGGAACGCCGAACATCAGTTCGAGCCAGTCGGCCACCTTGCCGTCGTCCGCGACCCATTTGCGCCGCGCGATCTTCTCGACGACCTTCCAGCCTTCCACCTTGCCGCCGCCGAGGAGGTGGTCGTCGAGCGCGGTGCGAAGGTCGCTGATCCACGCGCCAAGCTCGTCATAGGCGGCGAGGACGCGCGCCATGTGCTCGTAGTCGTGGGTTGCAACCGGCGGCTGGTCGGCAATCTCGGGCAGCGACATGCCCTCGAAGTCCTTCGCGCACGCTTCGGCGAACTTGGCTTCGCGAGCGTGGCAGATGGTCGACGCGGGACAGAAGCGGCAATGATCGCCGGGCACGAGCGGAGCGTTCGGCTCCTTGGTCGCCTTGATCGCTTCGTTCAATTCGTAGGGATATTCGATGATGTCGAGCAGTGGCATCGACCACCGCTTGACGCCCTCTTCGTCCCCGGCGTTGAACGCGCGCGGCTGCACCACCACCAGCTCGACCTCGCGCGGTCGCCAGTCGGGATGCGACTGAAGCGCGCCGATCGCGTAGAACTTGAGCTGGTGGTTGTTCTCGACGCCGACGACCACGCCAGCGCCGTGCTTGTAGTCGAAGATCGTCAGCTTGCGCGCGTTGGGCTGGTACACCAGCGCGTCGTTGGTCCCGAACGCTTCGCCCTCGGCCGCTTCCACGTCGAGCGTGAAGCGCTGTTCGACCTCGATTTCAGCCTGGTCGTCGCAGCCGTATTCGGACCATACGACATCGAGGTACACGTCGACAGCGGCGGCCATCTCAGGGGTGACGGTCTTCACGCTGTCGACGTGATCGAGCTTCAGCACGGTTCCGATGCGGCCCCTGGCGCTGGTCTCGCCGGCTTCGAGGCAAATCTCCGCCAGCTTGTGGGCGAAGGTTCCCTCCTCGGCGTACACAGAGTCCTTTTCGGGCGGCGCCTTCGCGATCAACGCGACAGAGCCGGGGCAGGCGGCGTAGCGGTAAACCTGCGAGCCACCATAAGGGGAGTGCTGCTTACTCATAGCCAGTGCACCTTGTTGAAGTCCTGCTCATCGCCGTCCGGCTCGACTTCCTCCGCCTCGCGCTCCGGGTCGCCGTCGAGCGTGTCCAGAAGCTCGATGAGAGCCTCGATGCAGCGCTCGACGGCAAGGCGAACGGGGGGTTAGTCATCGGCCGCGCGGCGCCTAGAGGTTGTTCAGCTCCGCGAGAGCGTCGGCGTACTGCTCTTCCTTGAGCGCGCCGAAGGCCCGCACGTCGAACTTGCCGATGAGCATGTCCTGAATCGCGCGGCCGTCGACCTTGCCGCTGTCCATCAGCGAGGACGCAGCGGCGCGGAGGTCTTCGAACGTCACCTTCTCCTCAGAAGGGGATGCATCGGTCGTCGCAGTCGGACCATCGGAAGACGCCGGGGGCGACTTCGTATCGGGGGTGCCCTGCTTCGCAGCGTCGGCCTTGCGGCCGCGCGACTTTTTTGGGGCGGGCGGCGCTTCCGGCTCCTCTTCTTCCAGCGGCGCGTCGGCGGGCTCGATTTCCTTGATGCCCACAGCGTCAGGTTGCCGCCCAAAGCTGGCGAGAAACGGAGTAAGCTCGCCGGGGTGATCGGCTTCGATGGTCAAAGTGAGGTGCATTTTAGTCTCCTTGGGGCAGGGCGACTCGCTTACCGCGACTCACACTGTGTTCTCGTTATACGCGCGCTTCGCCTATCGTCAACGACCTCTTCGCAACTAAATTTCGCCGCCCTGGACGGCGATTATCGCCTGGGTCTTTCGCGTCACGGTCGCGGCCACGTCGGCGTCGAGCGACTTCGCCAAACTGATGAAGCGGACGTGGACGTTGCGGCGCTGGCCGATGCGGTGGACGCGCTTCAATGCCTGCGCGTTCTTCGCCGGGCTCCACGACTGCTCGAGAAGCACGAGCTGGCTCGCGGCGGTAAGCGTGATGCCCTCGTAAGCGGCGCTCGAGCCGAGGAACACGCGGCACTCGGGATCGGTCTGGAACTGCTCGACGATCGCGCCGCGGTGCATCGGCGGCGTGTCGCCGCGAACGATGACGTGGCGAATGTCGGCTTTCGTCAGCGCCGCGCTCAATATGTCGATCGGGAGCTTGTGCTCACAGAATACCACGATCTTGTCGAGGCCGCCCGAAAGCTCTTCCACCAGCTGGCGGGCGAATACCGGGGCCTTGGCTTCGCCGACGAGCCGGCGCAGCGTCGAGATATGGGCGGCGTCGAGGAACGACAGACCGCCCTTGTCGACTGCCTCGCGCACCGCGCCATCGAGACCCGGATGCTCGGCCAGCAGCGCGCGAACCGCCGCGGTGTCGCCGTCGACCTCCTGCGTGGTGATCCACAGTGGAGGAAGCTGCAAGCCGACTTCCTTGAGCGTGCGGCGAAGGCTGTACTGGCGGATGAGGCCACGCAGCTCGGGGAGGGTTTCCTTGCGCGGCCGGTACTGACTCGCGAAGGCTCCGGGTATCTCGACGAAATAGCGCGCGGTGAACTGGCGGTAGGTAAGCCCGGTGCCGCCGACGAAGCGCAGCCACGTCCAGATGTCGAGCGGCTGGTTCGCCATCGGCGTCCCGGTCAACAGGAGAGCATAGGCGCCCCACTTGCCGTAGCCAAACCTGCCGTCACACTGGTGGCCGAACGCGGCTCTCGTGCGCTGTGCGACATTAGATTTCAGGTAGTGGCTCTCATCCCACACCGTGAACTCGCGG